TTTTAATACATCTTGTGTAGTTGATGAAACATACTTACAGATCTAAGTTTAACTACAATCATGGGTAACGACTCTACGAATTTCTGTATAGTAGATACCGGTACAGTATTTTTAATTCCGTATAATATCGTGATATGTTTTTCGTGTTCATGTTCTACGATACACGACTCAGGTACATTATCTTGAGTCCATTTAATGAATTCTACTGATTCCGATAATGTAAAGTTGACCATTAAGCAACCGTAACTTCCGGTGCCCTCATTTAGTAGATTATTTATCTTATCTTCTGTCTTACTCATTGTTAATAACTAATGTACCACCCATCAATTTTTTATCGCTTAGTAAATATGACTGATAATACTGACGATCGAAGAACGGTATTAACTCATATTTGAATCTAGTAATAGCGCCATCTGTCGGGTTTTGCTTTAGATGTATAATACCACCACCTACTTCCATTCTAAGTCTTTTCTTACGAGCGAATACGGTTTGATCTTGAAATCCGGGTAAACTTATTACATGTACGTTTCTTTCATACATGTAATTGTTTACATGGTAATGACCCTGTATGAGTATCTGAGGTTTTTCTCCGCCTTGAAACGCTTCAACTTGCTTTTGGCCGGTATATGATCTTGAATAAGCTGAACCCCCACCTGGGTGCTGAATCTTCATGACCGCCTTACCTCCCGGTACCGTCAGATCAACATCAGCCTCTACGTGACCGATATAAACTAAATCATCTCTACCCTGCTTCTTAGCCATCATCTCGAGATAAGCTCCCCAATTTAGACCATCTTTGATCCACCAACCCTCATGATCATCACCGGTAATAAAATACGTGGTTATACCATTACGGCGCGGATAATTGTCGATAACGTACTGAGCTTGACCGTCGGGAGTAGTGATAAATGTAGATGCATTATTAATTTTTTGTATATAACCATCAACTATGTTACCTCCATGAAATACATGCTTTACACCTTCTCGCTCAAATACATCGTAACATGCATGTAGTGCGTCTAAGCGCTCCTCTTTACACCCCAAGTGAGTATCAGCTACTACTCCATATTTTTGCCAATTACTGTCAAATATATCTAAACTTATTCTACCAAATGCAGGTTTTACTATACTCGCGATACCATTACTAATGGTAATATTTTTCGACTTCGATAAATCGAAAATCACTTTTTCAACATCTCTTGTAGTAATGTTATATTTATTAGCGAAATCTAGTATTACTACAGGTTGCTTTTTTAGTTGATTTACTATTACCTCAGGTATATTGATAGTAACTGAAGATTTAGTGGGTTGATGCTTCAACCTATCAATCTTACGCTCTATAGCTTTTAAACTACGGGTTTTTATTTTCTTAGCTATGTCAGCTAATTTAACCCCCTTAGATTTTAATTGTTGTAGTGTTTCAACTTCAGCTACAGTCCAGGGTGACGAATTAAACATACAGTAATATTTACAGTGATGTTATTTTATCAGCTGTATAGATCTACTACATATTGTAATTTTTTTAATACTTCTTCAGCGTTAGAAGTAGTCACTTCAGTATTAAATATAGACTTTTCAGTCGCTGGTATATTATCAGGATCTACACTAAGAGCTTTCAGTGTAAGTTCTACTAAAAATTTTTTACCCTCAGATGTAATATCTTGTTTTGGTTCCTGTATTTCTTCGGTAGACGGCACTTGAGGTTGTTCTTTATCTACCCCCGTCTTTGCTTCATCTGTACCGTCATTAGCAGGTGGATCATCTACTAAGTTACCATTTTCATCTACAGCTTCAGTAAGCGTAGATGAATACTCTCGATATAACGAAATAAACTTACTCATATTAAGCCGGGTTTGTTATAGTATTTTGCTTTTTCTTTAATTCTAAAGCTACAGCATCAGCAGCTTTCTTTTTTGCATTTACTACATTAGGATCATTGTCAATAACACTATCGATAGATGAAGTAGAGGGTGTAGTAGATGTATCGGTTGGTTTGTTAATATTGGAAAGCGGTGGTAATCCACTTTCTGTTAAATAATGATTTACTAATTGTTCAAATTTAGATGTCATAATAATTAATGATTACTTATAACCCCTCAACTATAATAGGTAATTGATATTTACAAAAAAACACCATTGCTATAGTTGAAACATACAATATAATCTCTTTACAAGAGAGGGAAGAACTATGAGTAATACCTAATATACTAAAGTATATCAGATATTATCAATCAAAAATAAAGTGCGGGTACTGGAATGGGGGTAGTATTGGAAGATGGGTAAGATTGGATACGTGGTAGTTATACGTGAAAATAATCAAAATATACCACAATATAAAGTATAATCAAAATATACCACAATATAAAGTATAATTCAAATATACATTAATCTAATATTTGAATTATTTATCTGATCCGAGCAAAATGAGGTTAAACCTAGTGCTTTTGCATATTCAAATAAATATCTGATCGATTTACTACGCTTTCTGTTAGATACTAAATCGAATGCATATTTTATATCATTACGTTTATTAGAATTATCTATATCTGAATACTTCATATCACATGACATATATAGATACACAGGTAATACCTTTTCTATTTCTAATAATACTTTTTCGATAAAATGAAGATATTCATCATAATTGATATAAACGAATAACTCATCTGAACTACATACAATATTAGGGTTACAGAATAGTATTTTATCCTTACGCTGTTTATTACTTGAACATTCTGCGCATATGTTAGACAATAAATAGTGTACTAATACTCGTTTGAAGTCTTTATCAATTTTTTTAAGAGGTATATCTCTACTAAAATAAAATTGAACAATATCTCCGTTTGTGTTAGAAATTACAGCTTCGGTATTTATTACGGTGTAATTATAGTACTGCTTACTGTTTGACATTGAGTATTAAAATTTGGATGTAGTTTAAGTATAGTATCTTTGTTTTTCTCAAAAAATCCATCATATTTACATAATACATAATCATCCTTATATATAGTATAACTACCTACTGGAATAAATAGATTTATATATTTTCGGTCAAATACTACATATGAACCGATATTATTAAATTTCATTACAAGAAACCAGTATTTATTTGATGATCCCTTAGCTTGTATTATCCATTTATTAAGTTGTTCATTATTATCATACAATGAATAAAAACTGAATGTCTTGTATGATTTCATCTCAAATTGAGTATGAGATAACTCAGATGGTACAATTAAATCACCGCAAGCTAATAGTTGCTGTTCAGGTGTCAAAAAAGACATACGGTATGAATTCATACCACCTATCATAGCACCAGAGTTAGGTACCCGCTGAAAGTTTAATCCGAATACAGATGTTAAATGTTTAGCAATCTGTCTCTCAAAAGCTTTACCTTTATTTTTGTTTGCATTACTCATATTAAATATCACCTATTGGTGTGCGTCTGATTATATACGGTTTGTTTCTCTTATTTTTCTTACCTAATATAGTAGGTACTCTACTATCACCTGGAGCATATGTGTCTGATGATTGTATTGTAGATGGTTGCGTATTACCTACTCCAGCGGAAGATGTTGTAATATTTTCTATTATTTGCTGATATAAATTACCGAATTTTGAATTCTTCATGGGATTTTTTTCAATCTTGATCTAATATATTGTAAACTACTTATAATATGGCTGAAGATATTCTAGATCTATTTAACAAGTATCAAGAGGAACTAAAAAAGGATGTTAATATAGATGAATTAAATATGAAAGAATCTGCATTAACAATAGCTGCTATTAAACATAAATGGGCAGGTAGGTTGATGAGACATAAACTAGATCTTAATCGAACTGAAAGAGCTAGAGATAAAGCTATTACTAATATAATTAATCAACTACAGAAAGATTCCTTAGTTAGTTTATCAATACCAGCTCTACGTAAGCAAGCTGAATCCCACGAGATTATACAGAATACAGATCAAACTATAGACAATCTTAAGTTGATAATAGAATATCTTGAAAAGGTAGAGAAGATTGTTAATAGCCTGACATGGGATATGAAAAATATAATAGATATAGTAAAGGCGGAAACATTATGAGTATATCTGTTACATTTGATTATGATATAAAGAAAAGAAAAGGTATCTTACAATCTATAGTATTTCCGGAAGTTCGTGAATATTTTAGTGTGAAAATACCTAAATTTGGAGCTGCTAGGTATAATAAACACATACCTGACAGAAAATATGTAATTACAGCAACGGGTAGGTTTGATGTGGGGTTATATTGGGAGATATACAAGTATATAAATCGCTCGTATGTTAATGTAGAGTTTTTATTTACTGATGAATTTCGTAAAGTTATATTGTTAAAATATGATGTATCAGTATCAAACCGAGGATTAAGAGATTATCAGGAAGATATAGTACAGAAATGCTTAAATTGCGGTATGGGTACTGTAGTGCTAGCTACAGCTGGTGGTAAAGCTCAACCGCTATCATGTAAGATAAAGACCCCTACTGGCTGGACGTTAATGGGTGATATAAAAATAGGTGATGAAGTATCAACACCAGATGGTAAGATATCAAAAGTTACGAATATATTTCCGCAGGGTAAAAAAGAAATATATAAGGTAACTTTTGATGATGGTAGATATACGGAGTGTTGTATTGATCATTTATGGAAAGTATTTTCATATACCAAATACAGTGGTTGGACTGATAATTGGAGTGTAGTTAGTACAAAGGATTTAATTTCAATATCTAAGCATAATACTAATAAGCGTAAGGATGGTGGCATGGCCGTTAGAGTACCACTAATCGAGAGTGATCCAACTCAGGATAAAGAATATCCCATACATCCATATGTTGTGGGATGTCTATTAGGGGACGGAACATTAACAAGTATAAGTATAGGTGTAACTTCAGCAGATAAAGAAATTATTGATAATATACAAGATCTGATACCATCAATATATCATTTACATCAATCAACTAAAATACATTATTGGATTACATTAAGAGATAAGAAACACACTAAATATAGAGGTTTTAATAATTTTGTTAAAAAAATTGGACTATATGGTTGTGATTGTTATAACAAATTTATACCTACTGAATATCTAAACGGTTCATTATCTCAGCGTATTAGTTTACTTCAAGGTATACTAGATACAGACGGTTACGTAGGTAAGGGGGGTGCTGTTAGTATATCTATTACATCTGAAAGACTAGCTAATGATATAGTTCAACTAGTCAGAAGTATTGGTGGTATATCTAGGATACGAAGAGTATATAAACCAACATTTACATATAATGGGGTTAAAAAGGTTGGGGTTGTAACATATACAGTATCAGTAATACATTCACAACCGGATATATTAGTTACATTAAAGAGAAAAAAAGATAGATTATCATGTGTTCGAAAAAATAGAGATTTAAAACTTAGAATTAAATCTATTGAAAATACTGGAAAGATAGAAGAGTGTCAGTGTATATCTATCGATAGTAAGGATCATCTGTATATTACTGATGATTATATTGTAACGCATAATACATTTACTATGGCTTCCTTAGTAGAGAGTATTAATCCGGTTAAATGTTTAATAATAGTACCAGATCCGGGGTTAGTAGAACAGACATATAATGATTTTATCAAATATGGTATAAAACCTGAACGTATATCCAGATGGACTGGCGTTCATGAAATACATAATGAAGCTAATATAGTTATAGCTAATAGAAGCATACTACAGAGTAAGTGTAGTGATACGGAGTGGATCAAATATGTAGATTTAGTATTAGTAGATGAAGTACAAACCCTAAAGAAGGATAATGGTATTACGGATATAGTGAGTAGTATCATCACACCACATAAATATGGATTTACGGGTACATTACCTGAGAATGATATAGATCGGTGGACTATTATGGGTATAACCGGTCCAATAATATATCAACGTAAAGCTCATGAACTTAGAGAAGATAAATATGTATCAGAAGTAAAAGCTCTGATATTAAAATTACACTATAAGAGCTTTATACCAGAAATAACTACTACACCGAATGAAGCGTATAGAAAGGAACTAGAATGGTTAATTCGTTCAGAATTTAGAACTAATACTATAGGTAAGATATGTGGTAATTTTAATAAAAATGCATTATTACTGGTTGATAGGTTAGAGCATGGAGAGATATTAAAATCGTATATATCCAACCTGTACCCCGATCGTCAAGTATATTTCATTAACGGTGAAATGGAGGTTGAAGATAGAGAGCGTATAAAGAAAATTATGGAGACGGATAATAATGTATTATGTATAGCAATGTCTAAGATATTTGCGGTAGGTATTAGTATTAATAATTTACATTATATCATATTCTGTAGTGGTGGTAAATCTAGAGTTCGGGTTATTCAATCGATCGGTAGAGGTCTCAGATTGCATAAATCTAAATCAATATTAACTATAATAGATATTGCTGATCAGTTGAAATACGGTATATTACATTCAGATAAGCGAAAGCTATTATATAATGAGGAAAAAATACCGTTTACTGAAATAGAATTAACAGAATCTTGACTTGATCATTATAGATATCGATATATCATATAGTAGATTTTATATACAATGAATGTAGACAATTTAACAGAGGATGTAAATTTTTCTAGTGATAATACATCACTATCAATACCATTATCAGCACCACCGAAAGATGATGTAGTTAAAGATGATAAACAAAAAGATGACTACGTAGATCGTAATCAGTTTAATGACGAAATATGTAAATTTTATAGTACCGGTATACCATCAGATACTTTAGGTAAAATGTTATATGATGTAGCGAACGGTCTAAGTCATAGACCTAATTTTATCAATTACTCATTTAGAGATGAGATGGTATCAGATGCTATGGTTAATATGCTTAAAGCTTTGAATGGTAAAAAATTTGATGTATCTAGAGGTTATAATCCCTTTAGTTATTTTACTTGCATAGCTTTTCATACATTTTGTACGAGAATAAAAAAAGAGAAGAAGCATAGAGATGCTATTGAAGCATTTCAGGAAGAATATTATCCGGAGTTAATGGACGAGAATCGCAAGAATAAAAAATCAAAATCTGATGAATAATAAATTTGCTGTAATATCTGATCTACATATAGGCGTACACCAATCATCGGAGAAGTGGCTTCAAGAAGTTGTAAAATTTGCTAATTGGTTTAGAGATCAACTATTGGATAAGAATATTAAGGATATTGTCATACCTGGTGATTTTTTCCACGATAGAACTGATATCAATCTATTAGCTCTACAGTATACAGCACAAATACTTGATATATGGAAAGATTTTCACATATGGATGATTCCTGGTAACCACGATTGTTTTTATAAAGATACAGCTCAGGTGTCATCGGTTAGTATATTAAAGGGGTATAGTAATGTTACTATTTTTAGTAATACAACCGTTGTTGATTATAACAATAAGAAAATAATGTTTGTACCTTGGGGTTGTAGTATACCGGAGAGTATGAAGGTCGATATAATAGTAGGTCATTTTGAGTTAACTGGATTTAAAATGAACAGTTTTAGAGTATGTGAGACTGGTGATGATAGTGAAAAGTTAACTAATACCGGTAATTTAATTATTACTGGGCATTTTCATTTAAGACAGGAAAGGGTTAATAAGACCGGTACCATTCTATATGTAGGTACACCGTATGAAATGGATTATAATGATATGGATACAGATAAAGGTTATCATATCATAGATACTAATACAAACAATACAGAATTCGTAGTGTATCCATTAACAACTAAACATAAGAAATTGTCTGTAACTGATCTGATTAATAATAAAGATCATATGGATAGTTATCTAAATGATAATGTAAAAGGTAATGTAGTTACATTAGTCGTAGATAAGGAAATGGATTATGATAAGATTAGTATGTTGGTACAAAAGATACAGACGTATCAACCGTTCGTGTTTAAAGGTACGGATATACAAAACACTAAAAGTAGTGATACAGTTATTATAGATCAGCAAGTTAATATTCAGACTGAGCAACTATTAACGGAATTTGTTAATAATATGGGGATTGATAACTCTAACGATGTATTAGCTTTTGTGTTAGAGTTATATGGAAAATATAAAACTTGCTAATTATCTATTGATATCTGTTTATTCGATACTAATATAATTAATATACCATGAATTATAAGAATATCGGTCTTTGTATCGTAACATATAATAGACCTCATTACTTTGAACAATGCTTAAAGGCATTAGGTGATAATAGAAGAGATTTAAACTATATTGTTATTGTTAATGACGGTACACCATATACCGGTATTAATATACCAGATTGGGTTAATGATCATATACAATTAGGTTCTAATAAGAGTGTAGGTGTAGCTAAGAATGTCGGAATGAGAGCGTTAATGCAAGCAGGCATGGAGCATATCTTTATAATGGAAGATGATATGATTTTAAAATCTCCAGATATTTTTAATCAATACATCTCTACAGCAACATCTTCAGGTATATTCCATTTAAACTATGCATTACATGGACCAGCAAATAAAGTACCTAATACAGATACACCTAATCCGCGGCAAATTGTAGACTACGGTGATGTAAAGGTTGTATTATATCCACACTGCGTCGGAGCGTTTACTTATTTTCATCGAGGTGTTATTCTTAACGTTGGTTATCATGATGAGCGGTTTAAAAATGCATGGGAACATGTTGAATACGCTCTTCGTGTAGCTAATAAAGGTTTACATCCACCGTTTTGGTGGTTTGCTGATATTGAGAATAGTAGTGAATACATTACGGAGATTCCAGGCTCTATAGGTGGTGGTAGTTCAATAACTCATACCGCAGAATGGACTTCAAATATGCAACGAGGTGCAGCTTGGTTTAAAGAAAAACATGGATATATTCCAACACAAATACCTGATACAGCTCCAGACACTGTACAAGAAATTATTACCAGGATTGAAAAATACTATGGAACAACCAAAGAACCAGCAGCCGGTTCCTAAATTTAGGCTGAGTATATTAATACCAACACTACCAGCGCGAATAAGCACATATGTAGTGTTGTTAAACAATATTAGGGATCAGATTAAGAAAGGTAAATTTGAATCTGATGTAGAAATTTTATCATTAATGGATTGTAAGAGTATGACCATTGGAGATAAGAGAAATCGGTTAATAGAGATGTCTAGCGGTGAATATATTGTGTTTATTGATGATGATGATAATGTACCGGATTATTATATTAGTGAAGTGTTGTCTGCAATTAAAGAATCACCAGATTGTGTAGGTATTAGGGGGGTCATAGAATATGAAAATGATGCTAGAACGGTATTTATCCATAGTTTAAGATACCCCCAAGATGAAGATATTAATATATATGCTAAAGGTAGACCGCCTAATCATTTAAATCCTATTAAGCGTGAAATTGCATGTACTGTTAAGTTCCCGGATCAAAACTGGGCCGAAGATACGAGTTGGGCTAATGCTATATACTTTAAATTAAAGACTGAAAAAATGATAGATAAAGTGATGTATGTATATTTTGCATATGGTAGTAAATCTCAATCATCACCTAATTGTAAACTATCTCATATATAATGATTAAATATAAGTTATTAAATTGTACTAATGAAAAGGATGTATTATTTGATGTATGTATTCCATGTTGGGAGCAATCAGATAAACTAAAGAAGACATTAGATGCTTTATTAGATGGTCATCGTAAGTTAAGCTTACCATGTAAGCTTATCATTAGTATAGAGAAGCAAAGCGTAGTTAAAAATAGGTTAGACTGTTTAACTATAAGTAAATCTCCGTATGTATTATGGATGGATGATGATGTAATACCGGTAACCGAAAGTTGGGATAAGTATCTATATAATAAAATAGTCAGTGAACCGAAAACCGGTGTTATAGGTATTAATATAGTCCATTGGAAAGCGCCAGATAATAGACCGACTAGACCGTCGGGTGAGGTACCTGATGTATGTGGGGCTGTAATGATGACCAGAAAGGTTCCTGGTGTTGAATTTGATATTAATTACATCGGAAGTGGTTATGAGGATACAGATATCTGCTGTCAGTATACATCAAAAGGTTATAAAGTTTTGCAGGATAATAATCTGTGGTGCTTACACTATAACGGTGAACTCAATAAAAGGTGGGATGTAAACCAACCATATTTTATGAAGAAGTGGAACAGGATTTAATATTATGTATGATTACCTAATTGTAGGTGCTGGACTATATGGTGCTATATTTGCTCACGAAGCTACTAAAAGAGGTTATAAATGTCTTGTAATAGATAAGAGATATCACGTAGGTGGAAATTGTTATACTGAAAATAGGTACGGTGTAAACGTACATATGTATGGTCCTCATATTTTTCATACTAGTTCGAAGAGAGTGTGGGATTATATGAACGATTTTACTACTTTTAATAACTTCATATATAGACCTAAGATATACGGATCTGATGGTATGTTATATTCATTTCCGATAAATTTGATGACTTTATATCAAATTTATGGTGTTACTACACCTAAGGAAGCTAGAGATGTTATTAATCGCGAGAAATTATCGGTATTTAATGATAGTAACTTAGAATCTTGGATTACATCTCAAGTAGGTGTCAAGTTGTACGATTTGTTTATCAAGTACTATACGTTAAAGCAATGGAATAAGGATCCCAAGCTTTTACCTAGTAACATAATCAAACGATTACCTATTAGATATAACTTTAATGATAATTACTTTAATGATACATATCAGGGTATACCGATAGGTGGATATACTCAGATATTCAATAGATTGCTGAAGGGTTCAACCGTAATAACCCCGAGATGTTTTAAGATGGATGATATCAAATTAGCATCTAGAGGAGTAATATATACAGGACCTATTGATGAATTTTTCGATTATAAGCTCGGTACTTTAGAATATAGAGGGTTAAAATTTAAACATGATATATTTACGGGAGATGTTCAAGGTAACGCAGTAATAAATTATGCAGGTAGTGAACCCTTCACTAGGAAAATAGAGCATAAACATTTTGACGATGAAACGAGTGGATATTCAGTATTGACTACTGAATATCCAGATGATTGGGTAAGAGGTAAAACTCCATATTATCCAATAGATTCTGATGATAATAGATCATTATATATTAAGTATACTCAGTTACCTAAAGATCCTAAAGTACGATTTAAAGGTAGGTTAGGTGAGTATAGATATTATGATATGCATACAGTAGTAGAAAATGCATTAAAGGATATAGATACCGAATTTGGTGTTTGATGTTATTGAATTATTTTCTTCTCATTATATTATAGTATGTAATGAGAAGTATACAGTTTAATACAATTTCAATAAAGAATTTCCTGTCAATAGGAAATGATCCTGTAGAGATTACATTCACTCCGGGTCTACATCTTATTACGGGAGTGAATAAGGATAAAGATGGTAGACGTAATGGTGTGGGTAAATCCACTATTATGGATGCAATACACTGGGTATTGTTCGGTACACCATTACGTGATATTAATAAAGCTACTATTGCAAATTTTAATTCAAAGGGTCAATGTGCAGGTATTATAGAATTTATCGGTAATATAAACGGTAAGTCGTCGGTATATAGAATTACCCGTATTCTAAATCCTAGTAAGTGTATGATACATATAGATGGTGTTGATGCTACATTATCTACAGTTGCTAAGACTAATGAGTTCATAGAGAGTGTGTTAGGTTTTACATCACCACTATTTAAGAATAGTGTCATACTTAGTATAAACAATTCACAAGCGTTTTTAGCTCAAGATAAAGTTACTAAGCGTAAATTTATAGAGGGGGTTTTTAATTTAGAAGTTTTTAGTGATATACTAAGTGACGTCAGACAGAAATCTATAGAGGAAAAGAAGCGTATAGATATATTACAGACTAAAATAGATTCAAAAAAGCAAAATATTGATGTATATATCGGTCAACGTGATGTGTTTGATAAACAAACACAAGATAAGATAGTAGATATAGATAATCAAATTAAGAAATATACATCTCAATTAGATGATACTAGAAGTAAATTAGTGGATACTACTAGTATATCAGAAAAACTTAAAGTATTAAAAGATAAACGGTTGGAACTACATTCAACCATATCAGTTTTAGATGCACAAAAAACATCCAAAGGTGCAGATATACAAATATATAAATCTCGTGTTAGTAATATACAAAAAGAAAAGGAATTATATTTAGCTGATTTTATATCAAAGACTAAAGCTGAAATAGTATCATTACAGAATGAAAAAGCTCGTATTATCAGTAGTTTCGAGAATGATATAAAGATTAAGAAGCTGAATTTAGAGAGAGTTAAGGATGATGCAATCAAATTATTTAAATCAGGTAATAATACAAAAATAGCACTAATAGAGCGTGAGATGGTCGAGTATGTTAAGAGTACTCAAGCTACTATTTGCCCTACTTGTAAGAGACCGCTAACAGATAAGATTGAGATTGATCAAAGTAGAATAGATAAATGGAATAATGAATTGTACACTTTAAAGAATGAAGAACCTCCAGTTAATATATTAGAAGAATTTAATAGAGATATGTTAGCTGTGGATAGTATGGTGGTGGATAATTCAATCATATCTGATATAGATATTAAGATTACTAATCTTAAGAATATTGAACCCGATAAAACTAAAATTGTTGAATTTGACAAGTGTATTAACGATATAGAGGCTCAAATAAAAACTACATTACAAGATATTACCGAGTTGCAAACTAAACGAGATTCATTACAACATGAGGGGTTACAAAAAATTGATAGTGCATTAGAATCTATACAGAATATTATTAACACTAACAATAAACTAAATGTAGAAATTGAATTTTGTAATAGACAAATAGAACAGTTAAATACTCAACTTAAAAGTATACAGGAATCAAAAAATCCATTTATATCGATGTTAGATATTGCTAATAAAGAATTAGGTAATCTTAACGTTGAAATGGATGATAGTCAAAAGATGTATAATATATATGAGACCGCAAAATATATTGTATCTGAAGAGGGTGTAAAGACTTATATTATTAAGAAGTTATTATCAGTATTAAACGGTCGTATAGATTACTACCTACGTAAATTAGATAGTAACAGTACATGTGTATTTAATGAATATTTTGAAGAGACTATAAAGAATGATAAAGGGGTAGAGTGTAGTTATTTTAATTTTAGTGGAGCAGAGATGAAGACTATAGATCTTGCATGTTTATTTGCATTCATGGATCTTAGGCGTATGCAGGGAGATGTAAGCATTAATATCTCAATGTATGATGAGTTGTTTGATTCATCTTTTGATGAGAAGGGACTCGAACATGTTACTGATATATTAAAAGAGCGTGTTATAACAAACAATGAAGCTGTATATGTTATTAGTCACAGAAAGGAGAGTTTAAAGTCTGTGACCGGTGAAGTAATTACACTAGAAAAACATAATGGTATTACTAAGAGAGTGTAGTTAGTTACACCTTTGATTTTTTGGTATATTAACCTAAGTACGGTTGAATATAACGGTTAATATGCCAAATTTTATAATACCTAATAATCCACTACCACAAATTGGTATACCACCTGGTATACCAAATTTAAATCTCGGTAACACAATCAGTAATGGTGGTATAAAAAGGGCAGTAAATTACTGGGCAGATGCAGGTGGTTGCGGTCACTGGAGGATGATATGGCCGGAATATATGATTAATATATATCAGCGAGGTGTGGTCACTGGTGGTGTTGCTATGATTTTCGATCCGAGATATTATACAGATGTAAAATCTGTAAGAGTTCAAAGACAAGCTACAGCACCTCAAGTTAAGTTTCTACAACATCTCAAGAATATTTCAAATAGTAATGGTATGAAATTATTATATGAGGTTGATGATGTTATATTTCGTAATGATATACCAAAATATAATGGTTGTAGGCACGCATTTGATAACCCAGAAATAGAGAGATGTTCACTAGAAGCTATATCATTATGTGATAAAGTAACTGTAGTTAGTGAATATATGAGGGATTATTATGCTAAAGTTACAGGTCATCCTAATGTATCATATATTCCAAATTATATGCCTAAATTTTGGTTTGATCGTTATTATACACCTGAAAAAATAGAAAGTCGATATCATAAATTTAAACGGAAACCTAGAATCGGTGTATTTGCGTCTAGTACACATATTGATGTAAAAAATAAAAACAATCAGCAAGATGACTTTACTCATGTAAATGATGTAATAATTAAGACATGTAAAGATATACAGTGGGTGGTTGTTGGTGGTAAACCGCAAAAACTACAACCATATATTAACAATAAGCTTATTGAGTATCATCCTTGGTGTCAGTTGAATGACTATCCATCATTGATGGATAGTTTGAATATTAATATGACATTTGCACCATTGATGGATAATGAGTTTAACCGATCAAAAAGTGATATAAAAATTACTGAAGCTGGTGCATTAGGTATCCCGTGTGTATGTCAAGATATAGTTACATATAAGGATGCAATACTGAAATTTAATACCGGTGATGAATTAATTAGTAGAATAGTATCGGTGATGAAGGATGAAGCTACATACTTAGACTTAAGTAAAAAATCTCGTAAATTTGCAGAGGGTAGATGGTTAGAAGATCATATTGATGAATATGTAAATTTATATTGCTTGAATTAATAAATTTACGATACATACTATATTGGTATGTATCGTAACATTTACTATAATTATTCAGACGGAGAGATGGTCTTATACACGTGGGACGCCCAAGGTGTACCGATTACTGAGCGACATACATACCACCCGTATTATTATGTAGATACCGCCAATGAACCAGATGCTTATAGCATATTTGGTGGACCGCTTAAGAAGAGAGTATTTAATAAGCAGTTTGATCGATTAAGATCCATTAAAGATGGAGCAACGAGAATTTATCATAATCTTGGGTGTGAGCAGCAATTTTTAATTGATCACTTCGGTGTTCAAAACGCTACACCAGATTTCATGAAATTTGCACTTCGGGTATTCTTTTTGGATATTGAGGTGTATAGTAAGGGTGGTTTTCCTACTCCAAAAGACGCTAAAGATCGTATTAATTTGATTACCCTGTATGATACGTTAACTAGAAAGTTTTATACATGGGGACTTGAAAAGGATTACGAGCATACTAGATCAGATTTAGTTTATACTAGGTGTGAGACTGAATCGATACTACTAGAAAGTTTTCTTCAATTTTGGGAGAAAAATTATCCGGATGTCTTTAGTGGATGGAATTGCGTAAGAGAAGATCAGAGAGTGTGGTTAAATGATAGAATTACGACCATTAATAAACTATCCGTTGATGATCAATTATATGATAATGGTAGAGTATTGAACCGCGTTAATACCGGTAAGAAGAAGCAGTGTTATTTTGAATCTGAATTTGGACATAGAATATACTGTTCTGAAGATCATAGATTTCCTGTATATTATAAATTTAAGGATGAATATAAATATCCAGCGACTCTTGAACGTAATATAAAAGATGTAACGTTTAATGATATATATGAAGGGAAAGATTTATTAGATTTTTATGTAAAGATTCCTATACGTAAGAATTTAAATATTGGATATAATACAAAACGGGAATGGTTTCAATTACTCGGGTTTGTATATACCGACGGTACGGTAGACGTAAAACGTAAGCATATTAGATATTCGTCGAAGTATAAAGATGTATGTGAAGGTTACACCAATATTGTTAATCTTTGCATGGATAAAAATCTTAGCGGTTCATATGAAGCTGTAAATTCTGATGGCAATTTTTATAAATCTATATCACCATCAGAAGAATTTAATACAGTATGGTTACCTATTATACATAATGGAACAAAAAAAGAGTTAGATGTAGAAGCTCTATCTAAATGCTCGTATGATGAATTTATCAGTTTTATCGCTGGTATGGTTGATGGTGATGGTTGGATAGAGGAGCATGCAATGTGTATTTGTAACTACGAGAAGTATGATATATACGCTCTTAATAATATCTTAGAGTTACTACAATGGAACGGGGTGATTGCTAATAAAACCGGTCATTATGTATCTATTAATGCAATAGATCAAAACCGTGAGTTTATTAATAGAGTTCAAGAAAGATTAATACACACAAACAGAAAAGATAAAATTAACAGCTTGACATGGTTTAATAAGAAAAATACCCCATCAAAGAAAATTAAATGGTATCTGTATGATGATTATTATCTTGTTAGAATTACAGATGTTGTAAAAACTGATGAAATAGTAGAAATGTGTGATATACACACTGAAACGAACTATTTTATATGTAACGGATTAAAAACGCATAATTGTGAGGGGTTTGATATCCCATACATTATCAATAGAATAAAACGAGTATTAGGAGAAAATCATGCTAAGCGTTTATCTCCGGTTGGTGCTATATTCGAAAAACAATTCATGGGATCGTTCGGTAAACCTACTACAAAGTGGGTAATTTACGGTATTTCATGTCTCGATTACATGGAATTATATAAGAAATTCACCATTGAAAAACGCGAGAGTTACAAACTTGATGCTATAGCTGAAATTGAAGTAGGAATGAATAAAGTTAAGTATAAATACGGAAACTTAACCACCTTAGCTGATGAAGATTGGAAAACATTCGTTGATTATAATATTGTTGACGTTGATCTATTGGTACATCTTGATAATAAACTAAACTATATTCAATTAACTAGAAAGTTAGCATATACGGGGTTAACACCATTAGAAGCGGCATTAGGTACCTTATCAGTTGTTACTGGTTGTATTGCATTAAAAGCTTCAGAAGAAGGTAGGGTAATTCCTACGTTTGAAGATGATTTAGAAGGTGAAATTGAAGGTGGGTATGTTCGTGAACCTATTAGAGGTCTACATGATTCAATTGTAAGTTTTGATGCTAATTCATTGTATCCTAATACAATGATTACACTTAATCTATCACCGGAAACTAAATTAGGTAAAATTATAGAAAAAACAGATAACGAGGTTCGTATTCTTAGTATCACCGGTAAAGAGTATTCACTATCACCTGAAAAGTTTATACAATTTATTAAGAGTGAACAAGTTGCTATATCTCGAGCAAATGTAATGTTTACACAGAAAAAACGAGGTTTAGTGCCTCAAATTATTGAGAAACTATATAATGAGCGTGTAGAGCTTAAAAAGGAATTAAAAGTTGCTAAGAAGCATCTAGCAACTAGTGATAAAGGATCTGATGAGTATAATAAATGGAAGTCTACAGCTGATCATCTCAATGTTAGTCAGCATACTATTAAGATTCTCATCAATAGTATGTACGGATACTGGGGTAATCGTTTTAGTCCGTTAGGTGATACAGACCTTGCGAGAAGTATTACGTTAACTGGTCAAGCGGTAGCGAAAGAGGCGGCAGCAATTAGTGAGCGGTTCGTACGAGATGTATATAAAGTTGATACAAAAATGCCTATAGTAGTGGGAGGTGATACGGATTCGGTGGTAGGTAGTTCTGTTATACGTACTAAAGATGGTAATAGTACTATAGAAGATTTATGGAATAATACAAATAGTGTAATACAATTAGATACTACTGGTCATGAACATAAAATACCATCAAATTTACAAGTATTAACATACCAAAATGGTATGCCTATATATAGAAAGGTTAAACGAGTAATTAGACATAAAGTATCAAAAGGTAAATTTAAAGTTACCGTAAATGGTAAATCTGTTATTACTACAGAGGATCATGGGTTAGTAGTGATACGTGATGGTAAGCAGTGTAGAGTATCACCTAAAGATATAATACCTGGTGATAAATTTGTGTCGGTGGGGACTAAATAAAGTATATGGCCACAAACAATAAATATTGTAAAAATAAGTTAGATGAAAATGATCCGTATACATATGTAATATCTAGAATAGATGGTAAGAAATATAGACGGATAAATAGAAATTATTTAAGTAAATATGGATATACGATAGAATCATATTGTGAACATTTTAATGTACCTCGTAAAGATACTGTAAGTCAACAAGTTAGAGATAGTTTAAAGTGGACTGAAGATGTAGCTATAAAACGGTATGGTGAGATAGAAGGTAAGAAGAGATGGAATGAATATTGTAGTAAACAAGCAGAAAAAAATACTTTTGAGTTTAAACATAAAAAGTATGGAATGACTAAAGAAGATTTTGATGCTTTTAACATGAGTAGAGCGTGTACAAAGATTAATTTCTTAAAAAGATATGGTGATACAGAAGGTACAAAAAAATGGGATGAATATTGTAAAAAGCAAGCTTACGTAGGGTGTTCAATTGATTATTTTATAGATAAATACGGTAAGGAAAACGGAGAGCGTATATATAATGAAGTTTGTGAAAAGAAAGCTCACAACTTAGAGCAGTTTATTAATAGATATGGAATAGAAGAGGGTAGACGTAGATATGTGGCACACTATGAAGATCGTAAGAAATATAGTTCAGCTATATCTCAAGAGTTATTCAATGATATTTTAAAGTATGTATCCGGTGATACATCTCACATACATTTTGATACACATAATGGTGAGTATGGTATCATGTCATCGAAATTCAATCGTATATTTTTCTATGATTTCGTAGATACGAAAAATAAAAAATGTATAGAGTTTCATGGTGATGTATTTCACGCTAACCCCGCTAAATTCTCACCTGATAGTAAACCTAATCCATATATGAAAGAATTAACAGCAGTTGATATATGGAAAAAAGATAAAGAAAAACAAGAAGTATTAAACGAGGAGAGGGGTATTAGTCTGTTAATAGTTTGGGAAAGTGACTATTATAAAGATAAACAAGGTATATTGAATAAGTGTATAGATTTTTTACAATATGGAAATATTAATAAGTGATAATTTTACTATTGAGCGTTTAGATGATTTTCAAGATGAATATGTATATGATTTTGAAATGGATGGCGTGGATGAATCAGATCATACTTACTTTGCTAATGATATATTAGTTCATAATTCAATTTATATCTCTGTATCTCCTATTATGTTAGCAAATAAATGGGTAACTTCAATTAACGGTAAAGTAACTCCCGAAATGTATAAGGTATGTGCAGAGTTAGAAGACTATTTAAGTGTAAACATTACCGCTTGGGCTAAGAAAACTCTTAATACAATAGATCCTAGATTTGTTTTTAAGAGAGAAACTATTTGTGATACTGCACTATTTATTGAAAAGAAGCGATATATTGCGCATGTGTTGGATGATGAAGGTATACCTACAGACAAATACAAATATATAGGTATATCCGTAGTTACGACTTCAGTACCTAAAAAACTGAAACCTTTTATTAAGAGAGTAGCTGAAACCATGCTACAAACTAAATCTCTTAATGAGACAAATAAAGTATACACTAAAGTGTATGAAGATTACAAGAAGTTAAATGTTGAAGATATAGCTACTACTCGTGGTATATCTGATTATGAGACGAGCGCTAATCAATGTGATGGGTTTAAAACTGTAAAAGGTATGCCTGTTCATGTTAAGAGTGCATACTTTTATAACTTAATGCTCGATCAATTATCTCTTAGTGATAAATATGAAAAAATAGCAAGCGGAGATAAGATCAAATGGTATTATTGTATGCCTAATAGATATAAAACACAGACTATGGCATACAAAGAATATCTACCTGAAGATATTAAAGTATTATTTCCGGTAGATACTGAAATAATGTTTGAGAAGGTTATAGGTTCTGCAGTAGACATATTATATACCGCAGCTGGTTGGCCTACATCAACACCAAATAATCAACAGAGTACAAATTTAGCTGATTTGTTTGTTGAATAATGTATAATGTACTATAATATACTATACGTATGAGTAACCAAAATAATGATATTAGTGTATTTTTTGATTCAATGGGTCGTACTATTATAGGTGTAGTTACCGGTGATACACCAACCCATATTACAGTCTGTAATCCAGCAATTTTACATGCCGGGTTAAATAATGAAGGTAAAATTCAAGTAAACTTAATTCCTGCATTCTTTAGGGAATTCTTAAGTGACTGGAATTCACCGATTACGTTTGATTATTGTATTAACAATATTGTACGTAATACAAGCGGTATTCAGTTAGATTCAAGTCTTGTCAAGCAATACGAAGCTATGTGGAGTAAGAGACCACCACGTGAAGATGTAAGAAAGATTGCTCGAGAGGTAGTGCCTGCAGATACTGAAGTTAAGAGTGTAGAAAGGTTGAATTTATTTGAAGATGTGAAGACTGAAACTGAGAAGAAGTAAGTCACTGTATGGCTAAAAAAGATAAAGAATCAAAATCAATAGATGTATCTATTGATAGTATTTTTAAGGAGGTTGATGCATTAAATCCAGATGCATCATACCTAGATAATAGTGCATTATCGTATGTTGATGATTATATAGATACTGGTAGTTTAGCTCTCAATGCTATTATATCAGGTGATATGTTTAAGGGTGTACCTCGTGGTAGAATTTTAGGGTTCTCAGGACCATCTCAAAGCGGTAAATCATTATTTGTTAAACAAATATTAGGTAACGCTCAAAAGAAGGGATATACTGCAGTTATCTGGGATACCGAGAATGCTATTGACGGTGCAGGATCTGAAGCATTAGGTTTAGATTCTAAAAAAACTAAATATTATCCAGTAGAGACGATAGAAGCTTGTAGAAATCAAATATGTACGTTCCTCAATCGTATTATAATTGTTAATGACGCTCTTAGAAAAGAAGGTAAACCAGAAGTAAAGGTTATAGTAGCTATTGATTCTGTGGGTAATTTAGCAAGTGCTAAAGAGCTTGCAGATATTGAAAAGGGTAAAGATTCCGCAGATATGGGTACAAGAGCTAAAGCTCTTAAGAGTATGATGAGAGCATTAACATTCTTGTCAGCTAAAGCTAAAGTATCTATAATATGTACAAATCATATATACGATAATCCTGGAGAGTTACACCCATCAATGGTTAAGACTCAATCTGGTGGTAAAGGTCTAGTGTACCTAGCATCGATATTAGTTCAGCTATCTATGACAGCTGAAAAAGGTACCGATGATGGTGATAATAGTGAAGAAGATGATAACGCACCTATGATAGCTATTGCGAATAATCGTAATGGTGTAAATCTTACAGCTCTAACTATTAAGAATAGATTTGCACCACCATATCTTAAGACTAAACTATACTTAAATTTTAAGACTGGATTGTCAAAATACGCTGGATTATTTGATATCGGTCAAGCTTTCAATGTTATAGTTAAAACTGGTAAGAGATGGGTATTAGTTAAGGATCGTACTGGTATAAACTTCAATGATACAAAAATTGATTGGGATCCTCTTATTTCATCTGGTAAAGCTGAAATGCTTGGATTTAAAAAAGAATGGATAACCAATGTTAATGTATGGGAAAAAATTATAGGTCCACTTAATGAAGTTGTAAAAAAAGAGTTGACTTATGGTAATTGTAGTTCACTTACTTCAAAAGAAGCTGCAGAAGAATATGCGTTAATAGATACAGCTGATGATGAAGATGGTGACGAGAATATACCACAATAATACGTTGAAATAGTGTAGTTTCATAACATAATAAGCTATGTAGTTTAAGTACTACATAGCTTTTTTATTATAATGACAACACAATATATCACGCGGTCAGGTAGTATAGATCTCTCTCATAGAGTACTAAACGAGAGTAAGAAGTGTTTTAACCTACATGGTCATACCTATTTATATGAATTAACTTTTGAATTTTCGGTGTCAGATGACATTGGATATCCAGTAGATTTTAAGGAAATTAAGCGTGTAGCTGGTGAATGGCTAGATAGATACATGGATCATGCTCATGTATCTAACCCCCATGACTATCTATTAATTGATGTAGTCAAGAAGCTTAATAACAAACTATGGTTAATGTCATTAAATGGTGAAGGTAATTACTGTAATCCTTCAGTTGAAAATATGGCGAGGGAAATATTCATGGCTTTAGATAAGATTTCATCTACGTGGCGATCTGGTCTTAGTCTTTGTGAAATTAAATTGTGGGAAACACCTAATTGCTACACTACTTGTGTTCGTGCATCTATTTCTGATAAGGAACGCGAGAATTTTATGAAAGTACACGCTCTTGAACTTGATGCATTTATTTTCGAGATGGGTAGGGTTGAGTATGATGATCGTAAGATCTCGAACCCATCAACCGACACATGTTGCGGTAATAATTAATCATAGTGAAGAAAGATCGCGAAATAACCGATCAGCCGCTTTTTGAGAAAATTATTGGTTTAAATGTTCTTACAAGTGAGTATTATACTTCAGTAGTACTCGAAGCACTAAAACCGGAATATATAGATAATCCGGGTGTTAGACTTGTCACTAACATTGTTTTTGATTTTTATAAAAGGCGGGGATCTCTACCTAATACATCTGAGATTAAGCTATATCTTAAGGATGATGTTGAGCGTAATTTATTGAAAGATACTATATTATCTTTCAAAGGATTAGACTCAAAATATAATACTGAAGAATTAATTTATAATACAGAAGTGTTTATTAAACAGCGTGCAATATACAACGCTGTCAAGAAAACGGTAGATGATTATTCAAATGGATCCGCTAACCCTAATGATACTCTTAAATTATTCGATCAGGCATGTAATATATCTTTGGTTGATAATTTAGGCTTAGATCTATTCAATCAAATTGATAAGTTTGCAGAAGATGTTAGTAAATCTGATGAATGTATATCTACTGGATGGAAATGGCTTGATACAAAACTGAATGGTGGTTTCTTATCTAAAGGTAGGGCTCTATATGTTTTTTCAGGTCAAACTAATGTAGGTAAGAGTATATTTCTAGGTAATATTGCTGCTAATATTGCTGCTCAAGGTAAGACTGTTGTCGTTATATCTCTAGAGATGCCTGAAACGGTATACGGTAAACGTATATCATCTAAGATTACAAAGATACCAGTTAATGAACTATCTAATCGTACAAGTGAACTTAAGGAAACACTAAACGCATATAAAGAGCAAAATCCGAATGCTCGTATTATATTTAAAGAGTTTCCACCAAAGTCTGTTACTGTAGGTCATATTAAAGCGTTTATTAAGAAATTAATAAACAAGGGTATAAAACCAGATGCAGTAGTATTAGATTATTTGAATTTGATAGCGTCTACTGAAGGTGATAATTCATATGAAAAGGTAAAAGATATTACAGAACAGACGAGAGCATTATCATATGTGTTTGAGTGTCCTTTCATTTCAGCTACACAGCTTAATAGGTCCGGTATTAATAAAGAACCCGATTTAGATAATATTAGTGAGTCAATGGGATTAGGTTATACTGCAGATGTAATTATTAGTATTTTCCGAGAAGATGGTGATGATCAATTAGGTATATTACGCACATCTATGATGAAAAATCGTTTCGGTGATAAATCTGGAGTACAATTAATGCGTATAGAATATCTCACATTAACTCTGTCTGAAGAAACTGATCATTTCGGTGATGATGCTGAAACTACTAAAGCGGAAAATGTGTTAAGTTTATTATCAAATAAACAATAGTGGATACTTTACAGCTTACATCTTAAATAACATAAATATGAAATTGTTTGTATGGACTAATTTTGATTTAGATGGTACCGGATCATTAATGATTATAAAATGGTTATATCCGGATGCAGATATATCATTTATGAGCACTAAAGTTAGTGCATTTAGGGATGATTTCATCAAATGGGTAAAATCGGGTGAAAGTATCGATAAATATGATGTAGTATTCTTTTTAGATTTAGATGTCAGTACCTGTGTAGATCTTATAGATACTAATAAGAGTGTTATTATAGATCATCATTTATCTCATTTTGAGAATATTAAGAACTATAAACATGCGAAAGTTATAGTTGAAGAATACTCTTCATGTGTATTATTGATGTATAAGAAGTTTAAGGGTAAATTGAATTTAAACTTTAATCAGAAGAAATTAATATTGATGATAGATGACTTTGATTGTTATAGGTTACAAATTAAAGGATCATTAATGTTAAATTATCTATTCACTGATCTACAAAGGGGTGAATATAAATCAAAAGTAGATCGTTTTATTGCTGAATTCAATGATGGTTTTAATGATTTTAATCCATTACAGTTAAATATTATCAACTTTTATGAGAATAAAATACAGCGTATAATAGAGAGTTGTGAATATTTTGAAGGTGAAGTGTCTATACAAAAAAAACCCCGACGTATAAAATCAGCTATTACAGATGCAGGTATAAATGATGTGTGTGAGTATATATTAAACGACGGATATGATCTAGCTATAGCATTTAATCCTAAAACTAATAGTGTGAGTTTTCGTACAAGATGTAGTGATTTAGATGTTAGTAAGGTTGCTGAAAAGTTATGTAATGGTGGTGGTCATAGATATGCTGCTGGTGGTAAACTTACCGATACCTTTGTAGAATTCACTAAATTATTAAAGCGGGTCAAATAATCATATGGACGACGATACAATAGAGATTTATGTCGGTAATACATCAAGCGCTCTTGATAAGATATTGGATCAAGAATTCGAAGAGTCTATATTAAAATACTCATCATTTTTATGTATAATACACGATAAATATTTAACTAATATAGCGGTATTCACATTAATAATGAAGGATCTGCATATAAGACGTGCATTTAAACAGTTGACTCAAATTGATAATGATCGTACACTTGTACTACAATTTTTGAAGTATTATCCTAATTTTTGTAAATCTAAAGTAGTTAAGAGACTTATTCAGCAATATGTTAAATGATTTTGAGCAAAGGGTGTATAATTGCTATTTATCAACGACTAGATCCGCATTAAAACAACCTTTTACTCTACGTAAAGATTTTTCAGATTTTACAGAAGAATCTGAGTATTATAGATATACAAAAAAATTAGCTATGTTCTTTCGTAAGTTCCCAAATATTGATATGCAGCAATATTTTAGAGCTCCATTTGAGATATATAAGGATGGTGAACAGTACGATATGAAGTTTTTTATATCTCAAAAAGCAATCGCTTTATACTCTATGTATGTAAAGCGATTGAATGATGAATCTCCAGATTCACCAGATCAAATATTACATATAAGGAATTCTTTAGTTTTTATTATTAAATTCTGTAGAGATAATCATATCAGTATTGATAATTATATATATTATAAGTCACCTGGAGCTACTACAGAAGATTTCCTCACTCATTATAGGAATAGAAATGTTTCTATATATGTATTATTAAAGATGCCGGGTTTTGAAAATGTAGTATATTCATTAGATGAAGAATTAAGAGAGTTGTTCTTTGATGATGTACTAGATAAAATATCTACATTTAAAATTAGACTATATAAATCTGATAAAGCAAAACCACTAATCGAAAAAACTATTAATAGTATCAAACAAATACTACATTGAATTTACTTCGAAAGAAGTTATTATACCAACACAAAATAACCAAAACCAATAACAACATATGTCATATACAGCATCAATGTTCGCGTCCATCAAGGACTCATTAAATAAGCCACAACAAGCCGGATTCAAAGATATTCTAAAGTTTGAAGCAGGTAAAAACTACATAGTACGTTTACTTCCAAATATTAAGGAACCTAAAAATACATTCTTCCATTACTACCATTTCGGGTGGAAGAGTTTTGCAACGGGTCAGTTTGTTAGCTTCGTATCACCGCAAACTATCGGTGATCGCTGCCCGATTGCTGAAGAATCATACAAGATTTACAAGACTGGTACACCTGAAGAAAAAGAACGCGGTAAGAATCTGTACCGTAAAGAAAATTACCTCGTTAATGTTTATGTAATTAGTGATCCGACTAACCCAGAGAATGAAGGTAAGGTTAAGATTATGCGTTACGGTTCTCAGATACATAAGATTATTCTTTCTGCTGTTGAAGGTGATGATGCAGAAGAATTCGGTTCAAAGATTTTTGATTTATCTGAGAAGGGTTGTAACTTCAGGATTAAGTGTGAGAAGAAGAGTGAGAAAAAAGATGAATTCGTAGAATATACTGCATCGAGATTCCTTAGCCCATCTAAAATTGAGAATCTTGACCCTGCTAAGTTTGAGGAGATTTACAATAGCTTACACGACTTAACTGCTGTGTATTCTATTGAAAGTTATGATACATTAAAGAAGGCACTACAGGAACATTATTACTGCGTAACTGGATCGGATTCTAAGAAGAAAGATAGTAAGACTGAATCGAGGAAGTTAAGTACTGATGAAGCTCCAAGTGATGATGATATTCCTATGGAATATAAGACTGATAGTAAACCAGCTACTACATCTAAACCAAAGACGGATGATACAAAGACAGTAAATACACCTAAACCAGCAGCTATCGATGATGAACAGATCAAGAGCCTACTACAAGGTTTAGAAGGTCTATAATAGTTAAAATACAATGGGTACACCAACTCAATCACAGACTAGTTCGAATAGTTTAGATACTTCAGTTATTAATGAATTGAAGTCTAATCCTAACGGTGATATATCGGGTATATCGCGAGAGGATTTAGAGTTAGTAGCTATGTTAGCTGGTAGAACATCTGCTGAGATGAGGAATACTCAATTCATTGATAATATTGCATCAACGGTAACAGCTAAGCCTGTAGATCCTAGAGCTGTATTACATGAATTAACTAAAAAGGTACCCACCAATATTAAACCACCCCAACCGGTTAAGTCTCCGGTTGGGGTGGTTCAATCTCCGCAGCCATCTACACAAAACGTGGATGATGGTCAAATGTTATTACAATTTAGACAATCCACTATAGAAGATATTGTGTTAGGTTTATCGTCAATAAATAGTAGGTTATTAGACATAGAACGTAAGATAAAATCTATATCAGATTTTATAGATAAGATTAATGATATTGAAGCGAAATAAACATATAAATATTGCATCTATAGAAGATGCGGATAGGGTTATTAATGAGCTTCAAGATAGAATTAATACACTTGAATATCACATTAATGCTCTATACAAAACACATTCTAGATATTCGAAAACAGTATCATCATCATTAAACGATTTCAATACAGGTATAAGTAATGTCCACAGAAAAATTTCTCAGAATACAAAAAAATGAATTAATAGATGAATTGCTAGATCCGGTTAGTAAAGTAACGGATGTATCTTCATTCATTATTAATAATGAAGGTATTACTGCTATTTGTAGTAATGATGCAAACATAATATTATTTGCAAAATATTCAAATACTAAGATAGATGAAGCTGAAAAACTTAACATATATGATATTAAGCGTTTCATTAGATTATTAGATGTTATAGAATCAGATGTTATTGATTTAACATTAACATCTAATACATTATCATATAAATCACCTAAACTAAAATTTAAGTATCATTTAGCTGAGGATGCAATGGTACCTATTACTAAAATTAGTGTTAATAAGATTTTAGCATTATCATTCAATTGTAAATTTCTTGTTAGTAAGATTAAGGTACAGGAACTATTGAAAGGTTCATCTGTAATAACTGATAGCAATAAGGTATATTTTACTGCGTCTAAGGATAGTGGTGTTGTTGCTGATTTAACAGATATGCAATCTCCTCAAACCGATAGTGTTGCAATATCAATTGCAGACGAGTTTGAGGGTGAGAGTTTAAATACACCCCTACCTATTAATCTAGATGTGTTTAGGTTGATGTCTAGCATTAAGTATGATTTTGTTTTAATTAAAGTTAATACCGATTTAAAGGTATTAATGTTTGAGTTAGTAGTAGGTAATACTGCATTGAAATATATAGTATCTAGTCTTGTCAAGTGAGTAACAAATTAACAACTCAAAGCTATTTTATCAAGAGACTCAAAGACTCTGGTTATGAGGTTTGGAAGATGTTTGATAAATATAGTGAAAGTGATACTAGATCATGGACAATAATAATTGACCCTGGAGTATCTTCAGTAATGTGTACATGTTATGTAAACCATGAGGAATGGGAAGATACATATTTTGAATTTAGTGATGGTGGTCAATTCATACCTAATTCATTTAAAGTTCGTACTGATTCAATAGAAGTTATAGTATCATATCTAGTAAGATATGGTATTAATAATAAGAGATCAGTTAATACTACTCAGTAAATATAAATAGTCATGCATAAAGTCGGAACACCACCCGGTTCAGATTATCCAGATGATCAGGAACCGGTTGATAATATACCTATAATTGATAAAGATACAGCTAGTGCTGTAAACGAATTAATAAATATTTCGTTTGTCAATTATATGTCCGAATTGCGTAAAGCGGATGTTAATAATAATAGATTAAATATTGATAATTTAGATTCTATTATTTCAGAATATCTTAGCCCTTTTATACTTATAGGATATTTACCTAGTGGTGAACCCGTAGAGCTGTCTAACGTTAACAATAAACGAGATGAAGAGGCAATATTTGAGCGTATAAGGAAGACGTTGATACGACGTACTAATAATACATGAAATTATTTAGATCAAGAAATCGGAATATTCTATTTGTTCGGCATGGTGAATATAGGGGTGAGTTTTTAGTGGAAGTAGATCGCAGGGATAAGTGTAAAGACGCCGGTGGTGAAGATGTTAGAGTATTTTTAGGGTTACCGGATAAAGATATTCATGAAGTTACTGATAAAGATGTAGTAGATGGTATTAAAAATAAAGTGTTATTGATAGTAGATAAATTACCGAGAGATGTTTATAATGTTTGTTTACAAGAATATAAACTAATCAAAAGTGAAAAATATAAGCACGGTAATAATAGACGGCAATCACCTCTTTTACAAGGCGTTTGAAGTTAATGAAGCTAAAATTAGATCAAATGATCCTAGTGCATCTGATCTAGGTGCTGTATATATAGCATTAACATCTATTCGTAAGCGCTTACTACAATGTAAGGCTGATGAAGCTTATATTACTTGGGATAAACCAGTATTTCGCGGCACACATTATAGGTTTAAGTTAACTAATAATACATATAAGCTAAATCGTAAACCTAAACCGGAGAAATTCTATAGTTTATTAGATAAAACTATAGAATTGACAAAGTGTTTAGGTGTCAAAACTATTTTACCGTATAGATTAGAAGCAGATGATGTTGTAGCTTATTTAACTGCGGTATGTAATAAACCGTGTTTAATATATACCGGTGATAATGATTTATTACAACTATTAGTACAGGATGGTGTATCCATCTTTAATATTAATAAGGATGCAATTATAGATAAGACAAATATTTTGTCTTATTATCCTGTTGATGCTAGTAATATTGTTAGGTATAAAGCAATTGCTGGTGATACAAGTGACAATATTATAGGTATTAAGGGTTATGGTGATAAAACAAAAGCTATACAAAAACTCTTTTGTAATTATGATGAAGGTATTAAAAAGTTTACACCAGAACAAATAGACAAAATTAGATTGAATCAAAAGTTAGTTAGTTTAGGTTATGGTTTGATCTGTGAAGAACATAAAGAAACTGAAATACCGTTTATTCGTAAACAAATAGAGGAACAAAAAAATCATATATCTGATTATGATAGATTCTTTGAATTAGCCGCTGAATATGGTTTTGATGCTATTACTCGTAATAAGAGTTCATGGCGGTGTATATTTGAGAGAGAAAGGACAAACAACATCTTAACTGAAATGTTTAAACAATTACCCTAAGTATATATTATATGGAATATTTCGTACAACCAAAAATTGAAACATGTTATGTTTGTAATAGAGGTACCGCTCGTCCAAGATTACAGGAGAACAGAACTAATACTGAAATAGTAACAGAAGCGGTATGGGTGTGTCCTAATTGTAACAATCAGTTTAAACGTGGTATTGTAAATCGTAGACCCATTTGTAATAATGCCAAGTAAGTTTGATCATCTTATATCAGAGACGGAATCTACATTATGGCCCATACCCGGTCAGGATATGCACAACCGTGCAGTAACATATAAATCCTTACCGTCAATACAGGAATTGTTATTAAGATCTCCAGACACTGATACTACTGGTATTATTAATAGTGCTCCAGTATTTGCTGCACCATTGACGAATGTTATTAATGATGCATCTGAAGTTTATAGATCATTACAGGTACTAAAATCAAAATTTATAGATGCAAAATCATCACCTGTTTATCAAGGTAGAGTTAATAAACAGAAGGTGCTCGATATATTAATTGATAATGTAGAGAGGATTGAGAAGTTTCTAGTTAATAGTATAGTTGAAGAATTAAACAATTTAAGTCTTGCATCTTTAAACGATAAAAAGTAATATAGGTGAATGATACCTATATTATCTGCATTGTTTAAATTGTGTATAGTAACTTTAATTGGATCTGGTGTAGGGTTTGCGTTTAAATCAACCATATCCGGTGCTTTAATTGGTGGTGGTATTACATTGATTATACAAATTATAATCGGTTGGGTTATGAGTGTATTTGAGCGTGTTAGATTAATGAAATATACCATTCAACAAAGATTAGATGAGCAAGCAATTCTAGATTCAAATACTATTACCGTTGAATGTGCGGCGTGTAAAACTCCGCATTCGTTACCTATAATGATTAATGAGAGAAATACATTTATCTGTAGTAAATGTAAAGCTGAAAGTGTTGTAGTATTATCACCAGAAACCGCTCTTGTAACTAAGAATACAAATGTTTAAACGTACTGTACGACTAAGAGATGAAAGCATGTCTGTGTATGAATTAGCTCGATGGGCTTCATTAATGGAAGCAGTTGATTTAATAGCAGATAAATGTGAGGATCGGGGTATAGATTTTAACAGTCCGGTAGGTGGTAAATATATTAAACCGCTAGATATTCAAGATTATGTAGATAGTCGTACAGATAGTATGGTTAATACTATTAATAGAGCTAGAGATATTGAGCGTTTTCGATATATTATATCTAATAATGAAACACAAAGTGTTATTGGTATAAATTAATACATGTATGTTGATTTCTTATAATCGAATGATAAGATATTATCGATTATACAACATATGAAAATTCAATGTATTGTTAGTGGTAAGAATGTTAATGTATCACCTAGGGTGTTTCAGTCTCGCGCGGATAAGGCTGGTGTAACTACGGAAGTATTAGCTACGTCTTATGTTTCTCGTGAGTCTAAGCGCCTCCTACGTGAAGGTAAGAGTGTTGAAGATATTCGCGCACTTTCTGGTGTTACTGGTTTAGCAGAAGTTCCTGCAGATCTAGTTGCTAAGGTTCTTGAGAAGAAGGTTAAGGTTGTTAAAGCTACAGAAACAGTAGCTTAATAGTTGATTATTGACAGAGCCCCATTACTATTAACTGGTAATGGGGCTTTTAATGTATATACATGAATACTTGGTCTAAATATTTTATAGTTGATACTAGCATACCAACACCTAATAAACTTAAATTCGGTAGAGGGTTTATGGGGTTCGATGATAATGGTGAAATGCTACTTACATATAATCCTAATAGGGTAAAACTATACGATAAGGATACAGATGCACGTATAGATTTTGATAAAATAGTAAATATGGTAGATTTATATCATATTATTATTAATCAAACACCACAACCCCAAGCGCCCGGCGGTGTAGTTGTTCAAGTTTCATATAGTAAGGTTTCAAATAAATGAAAGTAGTAGATCCGAATGATAGAGTAACTCTCGTTCTTAATAAATATTTGGAACCATTTGCTGTATGTACAGCAAGAGCTGCAATAAAACATTTAATAACAGGTAAAGCTCATGGTATAGATGCTGCAGATCAAATATACCCGTGGTCACAAGATACTGATAGTCTATCTGATATTAATTGGGAAAGTGTTAATGTGTCTCTACATGATGACCAACCTGCTCTTCGTTCATCTAATAAAACATATGCTATACCTACAATAATTAGATGTAATAATCATTTTGGTATTAAAGCTAGTAAGGATCGTGGTGTATCATTACGTAGGTGTTATAAAATATATAAGGGTGTTTGTCAGTATTGTTTAAAACACATACCATACTCCGAGGCAACGAAAGATCATTGTTACCCTAAATCGAGAGGTGGTTCTAATGACGATTTTAATATTGTATTAGCTTGTCGTAAATGTAATAATAAAAAGGGTAATCAATACCCAATACTTAACGTATTAGGTAAAGACGTAAAACCTCGAATATCTTCACATAATGGTGTATTTATACCTGATGAAGATATTATGAGATCGGAATGGAAAAAGTATTTATTCTTATCATAAGCTGATAAATATATATGTGAGTGATACTACAGCTATATTACAATATGTACAATCATCTGGAATATTACCGAATGATTGTCTCATATTGAATGGTAGAGCTTTATCAGATTTAGATGTAGTAAAATTATTAGTGAAATGTCTAGATCAAAGTATAAATGATCGGATTGAATTAATAAAAACG